TATTTAGTGACCTTAGTTACCACAGAAGGGGTTTTTGTTACGGTTTGGGTAGTTGCTGCTTTTGCTGATTTGGTAGCAGTTGAGCGTCTACGAGTTGCCATAAATGACCCTTTTCATTTGTACACTATAGGGACACTTTAGGGGTTCCCCCTTTTAGATAGTGAAGAGTAAACAGATAATAACACATAGACCAACAAATGTGACCTGAGTTAATACTGTCATCAGGAACATTCCAATGGTGTTATACTGTTTTCTCAACAATCCAGTCCTCTTTGTTAACACTTTCCTTACACGATTGGCACGTTAATGCACTCCAACTGAAGTGATAAACCTTACCCCATTC